TGCTTGATATACCTTTTTTTTGTAGTTGTTTCTTAGCTTGGTCAGTCGCGTCAAAGAATTGCCCTATCTGTTTACTAAGACCAGCTATGGATTTTCCAGCGGCTAAACCTGTTTTAATTCCTGCAAGGATTGTAAGCACTTCCATACTTACATCCCATCATTGCGGCTAAACTCTACTGTCTTTTCTAAGATTGCCACTCTTGATTGCAGCTTAATAATTTCCATCATATGAGCAGCCATGCCACCCATATCTTCATTGATCATATCAATATCAGCCCAAATGTCATTGTCACTATCTTCCATATCATCATAGAACTCAGACAATATATCTGTAAGCTCTTCAATATTATCTGCATTTTGCTCTACATCTCTAATCAAATTGGTGCGATCAGTGGCAGAATTTTCAATAGTCAATTTTTCAACTTGAGATGTTAATCCGTCAATAATTGATGCTTGAGAACTTGCATACCAAATACCACCGCCCAAGCTAGACACAATTGCCACTACTGCACTTGCAGCAACAGCGATATTTACCTTGGGTAAGTCCACATCATTATCCCATGACGCTCATACGAATAAGTAATAATAAACTAGCTCCAGTAATACCAATCATAATTGCTTCCATACGCTTCATACGATTGTACAAATCTTTAAACTGTATTTTCATTTCAGTTTGTATCTCAATCATTTGTTTTTCCAATGCATCTATGCGTGAGTGCGCTGATTGTACTGTGCGCTTGTCCATTAATATGTACCCTTCCAAACTCTAAATTTGGAAAACTCGCCAGACATCATCTTGCGCTTGACGACTTCTTTTGCCGCCTCTGTATCAGACCATGATACGCCTGCTTCCTTTAACCATGCTCCAAGCACAGCACCGTCTAAAAAGCCTGCAAGACGATTTTCGCCAGACATACCTATGCCAGCGTCTTTTGCCATCTGCACATCTTTGAGTGCTTGACTTACGTCATGCCGCTGCTTGATAACCATGTTATCATGCTCAAAGCTAATATTTTCTACAATCTTTGCCATGCTCTATTTACTTTTAATTCGCTTGGTTGGTGCAGGCGCAGGCTTAACGTCTTCAAGCACTTTCAGTGCATCTGGGCGTACTCGCATTAGCGTTTCAACTTCTGCGGTTGGCAACTCTGCTGTGTCTTCTTTGACCAACTTGCCAATAGATGTGTGTACCTTATGGCCCACAACTAAAACTTTCTTCATGTCATTTCTCCGATTGAGCAGAGGAGGCGTTAATTCGCCCCCTCTTTTATTATATTAAGAAGTTGTGTTGTCGTAAATCGCGCCGTTGGCTTTTTCGTTCTTTGAGCAAAGAGCCAATTCGGTTGTGACCTGACGAGTAGTGTTGTCGCCATTTTTTGCCAACGCAACATTCTTAGTTCCACGCAAGATTGCGGTTTCCCACATATCATCCTGAAGGATAAATATATCGCGTGAACGGTTCTCTCTAGATGGGTGGAACTGCACTGTACCCCAAGGCGTCACATATACTGCGAGTGACTTAACAACAGTTTCGTCGCCAGCTTGTACGCCTGAACGCTGGTTATTGTTACCAGTGAAGCCCAAAGCAACATTCATCTGAAAGGCTGACAGATAACAAGTATCTGGCTTTCCGCCCTCTTCCCAGATTGACTGCATAACGTCGTCAAACTTGGCCTGCGTAAATGCAGTTGGTGCGCCGCTGTCTGTGCGAGCATTCGAGCCGTCGCCTGTTGGATTTGCACCAGAACTAGCTGAAACAAAATTTACATTTGTAATCAGCCATGATGGTACGCCACCAGTCTTTCGAGCAGCAGTTGAAGAGCCAGCTACGTTTCCTTGGTTCGCAAATAAAGCCTTTTCGATGTCCAATTTTTGCTCTTTAGCAATGAGCAAAGTTTGGTATGCAAGCTCTCTAGCACGGCCTGCATTATCGACTGCTTCATCCGTATCGGACACGATCACAGCATTTTTGAAAATCTGTGTGCGTGCGCCAAGACGTACAGTTGGAGTAACTGCATTAGCTGATGTTGCATCTCCTTCGATGTGAGCATTTACGGCTGAAGCGCGTAATGCTTGAGTTTGCCACTCTACCAGAGTGTTTTTTGCTTTGGTTTTACTCGCCTTAGAATAAAATGGAGTTTCAGATGGATCAACGTTGTAGATCATATCTGATAAATCTTCCCTGATACCAATGGCATCATAGGTGTCAAATGTATTTGTTGGTTGTGCCATATCTATTTCCTTTTCAACGGCTTACAAGGATTATCCTTGTGGGTTCATCATTAAGTCGATTGCATCTTCAATACGACCACTCTTTTGCAACTTTTGTTGCTGCTTTCGGCGAGAAGAATTAACAGGATCGGCAACTTTCTTTGCACCAGCCTTGACAACAGGTTTTGCATTTTTGCCTTTGGCTTCTGCTTTTTTGCGATTTGCAACTATACGTCTAAACTTCATAGCATCATTAGCCATTTGTATATAACGTGCATCGGCTGTGGCTGCGATTTCTTCATCGCTAAACCCATACTCTTTAGCGCTACCCATTAATGACTGCCAGTGAGTTTTACTCTTTGCTGGATCAGCCAATTCAGGGATTTTGCCTCTGATTATTTCAGCTTGTTCTGTAACAAAAGATTGGTGCTGTTGATCAGCTTGCTGCTTTTGTTGATGTTGTATTTGTTGCATTTGCATATGTTGCTGCTGGTAACTCTGCATATCAGCATCGTACTTTGCCCTTTGCTCCATATAAGAAATGGGGTCACTCTCTGCCAAAGTATGGTCTGGCAATTGAGGTTGTGACATAAAGCCTTGTTGAGATTGGCTATACATTTGCGCGATCTGTTGTTCTCTCTGTGCTAAACCGACCTCTTGATCTTCCAGTCTCTTGCGTATCTGGGCGATCTCCTGAAACCGATTGCTTATTGCACCTTGGCCTGCCGCAGATTGCTTAAGCTGATCCATTGTCCAATGCTCTTCTTTGCCGTCAATTTTTACGGGGATGAGATTGTTTTCCTCAGTAGCCTCTACTTCGTCCTCGGTTTGTATTTCCGCATCTTCGTAATCTTCCTCAGATGCTTCTAGTTCATCAAGCTCTTCAGTCCCTTCAAATGCTTCCACCTCAACCTCTTCGGCCTCTGGCTCCACAACTGCCTGTTCTGCTTCTACTTGATTAGTTTCGCCTGTTTCTTCTTGCGCTGGCGCTATGATTTGATCTACTGCGCTTTGTAAGTCAGTCGCTTCCACGGTACTGCCCCTATTGTTTGCGATCTAAAAGTGTCTCTGCCATTATAGCGGCGTCAAGTTCCACTTCGATCTTGGTTAATGCACGCAATACTGCGTGCGCCTCTTCGCGTACCTCAATGTCTTGAGCTGCGCTAGTCGTAAAAAGCCTAATTTGCTCATTACGAACATTCTCAACAAACTGCTTAAATGCAGTATCATTTTTTAACCTTTTGGCATCTTCTGCCTGTATTCTTATATCTACTGTCATAAACCTGCTGCTCTGGCAGTCATGTCATTTATCTGACGTTCTTTTTCCTGCTCTGCCTTAATTCTAGCTATGTCTACTGATGAACCATATTGACCTAACGTTTTAGCGGCATCAACATATAAATTTTGCGCCATCTGATCTCTTTTTAGATCATCCTGCATAGTCATATCTTCGCGCTTTCTAGCATCATCCATTTGCGCTCTTTGTAAATCAACTTGCGCTCTGGTTTGTGCTTTCATTTGTTCAGCTTGCGCCATCACAGCCGCAGGGTCTTGTGGTTGATTTTGCCCTGCTAATGCCGCTTGCTGTTGCTGTTGCATCTGCAATAGTTGCATTTCAATCTCTGGCGTAATTGGTGCAAAGTAACGATCTGCATTTCTAATTCCGCTAGAGGCTAACATATCTGTAAGGGTATTACGGATGTTTGTTAGTGATACCAAGCCATTCATAGGGCCATATGTCTGATATACCATAGTTTGTTGCTGCAATGCCATAGCAAGAGCGTTTGTTTTTTCTTCCTCTCTACCAGTGCCAAGCCCTACATTAATAGTAACGTCCATATCTATGTCAAAAGCTTTTGGATCAACAGGCTGGAAACGCCCATTCATACGCATCATTGCGCCATCTTCCATATTCTTTTGCAGCAATCTTAACATCAAGCCAAATAAATCTCTTGCTCCGTCTGCCAGATTACGAACCATCACCTCTACTTGCCCTGCTGCGGCCTGCACAGTGGCCTGTACAGCAGCCTTAGTTGTAGACTGCATAGCATCAGGGTCTAGCCCCATAGAAGCTCTGGTAACGCCTGTCTTACCCTCTACAAGCTGATCTAAGTATGTAAGTGCGCCTAACGTCTGTCCTGCGGTAAACGGCACAGCTAAATCCTGCACTGCTCCTGCTTGACGCATACGAACGATTGCACCTATTTCGTTGTTTAGAACATCGTCTATGTTAACTGCACCATCGACTATGCCAATTCTGGGGTTATTAGTCATGGCTACGTTATCTAATATACCTCTTAAAATAGAGGTTGCTGCGTCCTGATCATCTAAAATTAGATCAGCAATACTTCTGCCATAGAATGTGTGCGGTTCTGGATCTACTTCAAATTTTGCAAAAGGTAACTCGTCTGCTAAATCATAATCTAGCAGCTTGTACTTAGTTCCACCGCATAGAAATCTATGCAACACAGCAACCCCTGTTCCATCAACGTCCACCCTCATATAAGCTTCTGTTACAGTAACAGAACGCATGGATGGATCAGAGCTTGTTTCGCTAAAATCATCTGAATAACCCTGTCTCTCAATACGCTCTGCTTCAGTAATTTCTGTACCTGAATCAAAGCTGTCTAGGTCAAGCACCATGTCTGCCTCAAAGCCCATTGATATTAAATCACTAGCACGCATCTCTGTGCGGTGAACAACAACATGAGCATCCTCTAGAGTTCTGCAATTTCGATCTACAAAGAACTCTTCTGGCGGCACACTTTCTATCTTTAAACAGCCAGCGTATGCTTTTCTTGAAACTTTAGCAGAATGAACAGGCGTTTTTATCTCAGCGCCTTGTTCATCCATACTCATCTCCTGCTCGACAGTATGTTCAAGAACCGTTACTTCATCATCCTGCACTAAAAAGGTATACTCATCATCAGATAAATTTGTGTAAGTGTAAATTTCTGCTTCTGGCATTTCTTCCCAGTATGCTTTTACTATACCTTGTTTCTTGATTAGCGCATCGTGAAACGCATCATTCAACACCCTATAACCATTGCTGCGCTGAAACTCATAATGAACATAATCAGTTGCCTGCTCTGCCATGTTCACATCTTCTGGGCCATGCGGCATAAATTCTACTGGTCTTGCAGTGCTTAGAAACACACGCATCAATGACGGTTTAATCGCACGCACAGTATCCCGAACCTTAGTGGCGACTACTTTGCTGCGCCCATCCTCAAAGCCTATATCAACTTCGCCATCGTAGTAGCGTTGAGCAGTTATTCTATCCTCAGATATTTCGCTTTCAACAAAGTCTACTGCGTCATCAATAGCGGCCTGAACAATGCTTTCTATCTCTAATTCTGTTTTAGCTTTAAGTTCCATCTATTGCCCCTCTTGATATGTTCCAGCTTGACCACCGACAAAGAAAGGTGAAACCTTATCTCTCATCGGCATTCCACCTGTAGCCAAATACTGCCTTATATCATCCATAGCTAATGCCCTAGCCCTATCTGCGCCTGTCTTTCCAACAATGCCGCCAAGTGAAGCACTCATAAATACAGGATCAGTTGTTATAGCAGCAAGATTTAAAAAGGTCATAAGACCGTTTCCGCTTGGGCTAAGTTTACCTACTAATCTTAGTATATCTGTACCCACATCACCATTGGCTGCTTTTCTAAGCACTTCTATTTCTTTTTCACCAAAAAATTTAGCATCTTTTCCATTAATAATTCTTAACGCAGCTTGCCTATATTGGTTGTCTGTATTTCCACCCGATCCTGCTGCTTTGGTTTTATCAACAGCTTTAGTCATTTCTCGATCAAATATTTCTACTTTTTTAAATGTTTTAAAAGCTTCTCTTGCAGCAGAAACCAATTCACCACCATCAAAGTTTTCTACAATTTTATCAAACTCATCTACTATTGATCCTATTCTTGGATCAAAGTTTGCCCTAGCGTGAGAAGCAATAAGATTTTTTCTTATTTCTTCCATGCCTGCAAGAGTGCCATTAAACTCTGGGGTTCCGTCTTTTTTTAGTTTGGTTATGTTGTTTATAACATCTAAAGAATATTCTAATTCTCTTTGATTTTTAGTTTTACTTCCTGAAACAAAAGAGGGAGTTTCTCTTATCCTGTTAACTATAAGAAACATATTGTCGATTGCTTCTTGAGGTATCTTTATCCCTGACTTATCGACTATCTCATAAGCTTTATTTTTTAACTGTTTAAGACTTTTTAAAGTAGGAGCTTCTTGGTTTTTACCAACTAAATAATTATAAGTTTTATTACCACCACTTCTAACAACATTAAAAACAGGAACACTGGCAGCAGTAAATAAACCGCCTACAGTACCACCCTTCACTGCTCTATTATATCTATCTGCAAAATTTTCTTCACCAGAACCAAACCCATATGCAGCGCCATAAGCAGAGCCGTACATACCGCCCTTACCCATAGCTCCAAGAGTAGTTTTTGCTTTACCAAAAGGCATAGCTAAACCGCCAGCTATTTCGCCAGCAGCCGTAGTAACAGGATTTTGCTCCCTAGCCACTTCCATATTTGCTCTAGCAAGCTCTGTTCCAAACTTCTGCCTTTCTGTTTCAGTTCCGCTAGAACCAAATTGACCAGAAAGTTTTCCTATAAGTTCGTCCTGACCTGATAAAGAGGCCATATTACCAGCGCCAGTAAAGAAACTTCTTAAATTGCCCATAAGGTTGTTTTGATCACCTATTTCTTCTTTTAACCTATCCCTAGACGTAACACCCAAAACAGTTTCGCCTGTTGTCGGGTCTTTATATTGCTTAGTAGGGTCAGTAAAAAAACCTTCAGCAAAACCTTGCTCGTTAAGTTTTATGTCTTGATTAACAAAATCCTGAACAATTTGATCTGCCCTTTCGTTTTGAGCCATCATCTGACGAAAAGCGTTTTGAGCGCCTTCTATACTTTTACCCTCTACTTCGTAAACTTTACCGTCTGGAGCAGTTATTTCAAAAACAGGCATCAGCTACTCCTTTACTTTAATGGTGTAACTACCATCGCCACCGTTAAAAATAATATTATCTTTAGTAAATCCAGCCTCCACATCTTGATGAAGCTTAATTAATCTCTGCGCCTCTTCTACTGATGATGCTTCTTTTACTGCTCTAGCTATTGGGTCATTTAAGATTTTACTATAAATTTTAACTACTTGCTCCACGTTAAAAGCTAAATCTTTCGGCTCTAAATTTTGCTGCAATGCTCTCATAGAGTTATTTAATTGACCTAATTCTAAATTACTAACTTGCCCAAGTCCTGCACCAGAAGCAGATTGCTCCCTCATCAAACTTAATCTATCAAAACCAATATTTGCTACTATATTTTGAAGAAAGTTTGCAACACTTACACTTTCTGTAGATGAAGCTATTCCTAACTCACCAAAAGCTTTACCCCTAACACCAGCTTCAGGTGGGTCAAGTGTAAACAATCTTGCAAAACCTGATTTATTATATTTAGCATCTTTTTCAGAGGGCCTTTTCCCTGTTTTTGAATCAACTTCACCAACAAGAACATCTAAAATTCTATTGGCAGAAAATGTTATATTATCAACCTTCATGTCATCTGTCATTTTAGATGAAAAATTACGTTGTATTCTTTCTAACTCTTCTTTTTTGCGATCAAATTCTAGCTTAGAGCCTTCTGCTGGTTTAAATACTATTTGATTAGTAGCAGGATTTCTTTTTAAACCCTTGCTAGGATCACTAGGATCAGCGTACTCTGGAACCATTTCCTTTTTAGCCATTTGTTTTATTAATTCTGGTTCATCTGGCGGTACGTCCTGATTGCCATCACCAGTGCCGACAGTAACATCAACGTCAACACCGCCACCGCTAAACGGAACAAAGTCAATAGTATTATCTTTTTTCTTAATAATAAGACCGCCTATACCTTGATTCATATCAAAGTCTTTACCAAAAGCAGAGGTGACATACTGTTTATAAAGAGGATCACTAGGGTCTAAAATAGTACCTTCTTTAGAAAGCTCATCAGATGTTTTCATTACCGCACCAAGATAAGCTTGTTGCTCTGCCTTAGTACCGTCAACAGGATAATTTATACCAGCAGCGCCAGTAGCAAGTATCGCTTTTTTAGTTTGATCAGGAAATGTATTAAAAAGTTCTGCGTCCATATTATTTGGCATAGTTATCGGCATCTTATCATCGTAAACAAGATTTCTATATTCAGGTGATCCTTCAGGATAGCCTAATGTGTCTGCTAAAGTTATTCTCTGTTGCAAATCTGGCGACAATTGTTTTTCTGCTGGTAATTTAAAGACTATTTGATTGTACTTATCTGAGCCTTCAGGATGGCCTGCTGCTAAAGCCATATTATGAAGAACTTGCGTATTAGTAGGCTTAACAGGTTTAGCTGCATCTCTATCCATAGCAAGCTGGTTTTGAAAAGTAGCTAAATTTCTAGCTCTTTCTTCAGCCCTAGCCTCTTTTTCCATATCAAACATCATGCCATATGCTTGAGAGCCTTTTAGCTGACCTGTGCCAACCATGCCAGCAAGCCTGTCACCCATAGGCGTACCTAAACCTTTAAGATACTCAACAGTCTTATTTTTTGCTCTATTTGCTGTGCGTTGCTGCTGTATTGTCTGCAACGCTTGATTAAGGCCCTTATCAGGCTCAAACCTTAATGAGTTAAACGCGCTTGCTGCTGCGCCTGCAAAATCTCTAAAATCATAATCTTTAATCATGCTTTACCCCATAAATGACGGCATACCAGTTGCAAATGAAGCGCCTGCGGTTAAATAATCCATAATACCTAATTGTCTATCTTGCGTCTGTGTCTGAGGAACAGGCGCTGCACCTAATGCTGCAAGAGGTAACTGGAGCTTATTCATTGGAGCATTTGCATACTGACCATACTGACCTTTAGCAGCATTAATTAAAGATTGCATTGCCGCTTGCTGCATTTGCCCTTGTTGCATTTGCTGCTGATTAATGGCTTGACCCATGTTAAAGGCTTGAGAGCCTACACCCTGCAAACCTTGCGCTGATCTAAATGCGTTATTCATAGCATTATCAAAGCCTTGCTGACGTAATGCACCAACCTTATCTAAGGCCTGCTGCTGAAAGCCTTTCAGCGTCTCAGCTTCCATAATACCTTGCCTAGAACCACCATAAGCGCCTGCTCCTTGTGCCTGCGCCCCAACTTGGTTTAATCCCATCTGAGCCGCGCTGCCTACATCTCTTAATGTTTTATCAACAACATTTTGATTAAATGGGTTCATAAATTGGTTTACATTTGGATTAGCAAAGCCTTGTCCTGCCTGCATCGTTGCTTGAGCCGCACCCTGATAAGGGTTCATTGTCATTGCTGGATTTGCTGCTGCGCCCATGTTACTTACCCCTCGTCATAATGTCTCTTGCTACAGGTTTCACCCCTAGCGGTGATGATGGCTCAAAAGGCCTTGGAGTAAAGCTTTCTGCGCTACCCATTGGAGCAGCGTTACTGCCTGCTTCGCCAGTTTGAGGATTCATAAAAAATGTATCCATGTATTGACTTTGCGCTGGTCTAAACTGAGCTAAGTTTTCTACAGATTGCTCAAACATAGGAGCAGAAGAATACCCCATACCGCCACCAGCAAACTCTGTTGCTTCTGGCATATATTGCCCTGCGCCTGCATTCATACCAAAAGCTGATGCTGCATCTTGTGTATTTTGAAAAGATGCGTCTTGCATTGGAGTAAATGCTGCAACATCAGGGCCATAATAAGGTGTATACCCTATATTAGATATTTTATCAGCAAGACCTAAATTAGATTTAGCTGCATCTTCAATGTATGCTGGTATTTCTGTTCTTGTGGTCTTGCTGCCACCTTTACCGCCACTCATTTTATATCTCCTTTTGAAATGAAGCGTGCAATGGCTTCCAACCATGCGCCTTCAAAGGTTTCTTCCATCCAAAACGACCTGTAATCGTCAAAGCTTCACATCCATAGCTCTTTGCCCAATCTGTAACATCATTGTGCATATCTAACAACTGATCTAGCTCACCACCGCCTAAAAACACGTTCAACGCCTTTTTTCTAGGATATATCACAATTTCTGTAACAATGCACCCCCTTGGGCTAGGCCACAACTGCATACTCCCATCAAGTATACCTTTTGCCACATCCTCAAAGCTATGTGTACCACCACTATACTCCAAAGCCGCCTCTATCCAAGGGCGGCATCTTTCTAATTCATTTACTTGTGTATCTTTAGGCATCTAATATGTAGACAATGCTACCCTCTTCCAAATTGCTGCACTACCGTTATGTGTGCCAGTACAAATATAAATATAGTTAGTATCCCAAGCTATCATTCCTGCCGCATCGCCTGCCGCACCAACACTAGAGCTAGGCGTGGTTTGCTTCATTGCAATCTGCTTAAATGCGTTCTGCGCTGAAACAACAGGATAATTATTATCTTCATCCCACAAAAATATACCGTTTTCGCTAGGGTTATCGTCACTAGTTTTAAAGTATAACTTACCTAAGTTTCTGCTTAGAAACAGATTAAGCTGCCTGCCCCACTGTCGTAAATCTTCACCAAGAATAGGCGGTGTAACTGGCATTACCGTCTGCCCCCTGCTTTTACATCTAAGCGCATTGTACCCACACGCCAATCCACATTTTGATCACCTTCAACTCTCATGCGGATTTGCCTACCAGAAAACCGTACTGACGTAGGGTTGCTTGGGTTATATGCACCATATTCACGCTCTACATCGTTAGGATTAAAGCGTGTTTTAAATTTAAGATTAACATCACCTTGCGTCTTTTCATCTGGTATAACCTCAGTAACTTTAGCTATCTGATCGCCGTTACCAATACTAATACTACTTGTTTCGCAGAATATAGGTTGGCTGTCGTAGTTATGACCATATTCATGGTTAAATATGCTTACTGGCTCTACAACATTTGCTGTTGATCCCATACCAGAATGATTAACGCAATAATAATACAAAGTAGGCGTATTAGCCCCAACGACTATTTGCGTATAGCTGCCTGCCTGTCCTGCCGTTCCAACTTTCGTAACACCTTCTGTATATTCTACCCCACCGCCATGCGTTCCGTTTGGTTGCGTAGAAAATCTAAAAGGGTGCGTTGCATTGCTTGCCGCATCTTGTTTGAATTTATAAGTTTTGCCTCTGATTAATTGTAGTGTTGGCGCATAACCCAAATAAGTATTAAACGCATATTTGTTACCACCAGAATTTACGACACTTACATTTATATCTAATGTTTCTGCTAGTTCGCCTGCCATAAACGGATGAGCAAATACACCTCTGCTTACGCCTGACGTTCTTGATAAATTACCAATGAGCCAATGACCCTCTGCCGCATCATAGCCAACATATCTATCTATTTCTGTTGAAGATGCAGAACAATAAAACCACCAGATTTCATCTTCAGAACCAACGGACATACCCCAAACTTTAGATTGTTGATCTTTGTTAAAATCACCAAAGACGTAATCATGCACATCGCACTTTAATGTTTGCACTGTGTTACCATCAAAATAATGGAAGTTCTCTTGCCCATACCAAAACACACCACGGTCAACAGCCACCGCAGAAAGCCTAGAAACTGCTCCGCAATGCGTTCCAATTCTTTGAAATGAATACACATAAGGTGGCGCGATATACTGTGCAACGTGAGCATCTGTGTCAGTTAAAATCAGTGTAATGCCACGGCCCCTTATGCCCTGCATTATCTGTCCTGCCGTAGCTAACTCAATATCGCCTGCTTCATTCGTTGCACTTGGCGTCCAGACTGTATTGTTTTCTTTATCGCACCAAGAAACTTTACGGCTATTGCCGCCAGAACCTAATGCAAAGATAAAACGTTCTTCTGTTACAACCATACCCTTATTGTCGATTGGTGCGTTTGCAATTGGCGCGGTAACAGTTCTTTTCTTTAAAGATACGTTATCAATATCAAAATTTGGAGTATTATATACTTGTGGTAATATTTCTATTTTAACAGCGGCATCCGTTGCGCCAAATCTAAATATATTTGATCCAACTACAAGCGTCTGATCTATGTTTACCGTACTTGTAGTTGTACCAGTAACTTTAACTTTCACATTAGGTATTGTGGAAGCATCACCATCATCGTTTCTATCAATCAGTGTTATTTCTAAATCATGGCTATCTTGGCTATCTGGGCTTACAACTAAACCACTTACCGTTTGATCAAAAACAGTAGCTGTTATAACGCTTACTAATGCTAATTGATGCGTTGCGCCTAAACGCTTTGTAAAACTGTGAGCCGTTCCAGTGCCTAATGCTGTGAGTGCTATTGCTGCGCCACCTGATGTTGCGGCAAGCTGAAACTCAGATGAACTAGCACCAACAATAAAATATTCTGTACCGTTAACCAAACCCGTTATATTAGTGCCATTTCCGTTAGAATAAACAACCTTATCGCCATTTGTAAATGTATTGGAAATTACTATTTTATTAGTAGCCAAAACCACAACAGAACCGCTACTACCGTTTATTGTTACTGATAAGGGTGCAGTTAGATTTATTGCTGCCGCACCAGAAGTTGCCGCTAATTTTAAACTGTTGGTTGCCGCAGAAACTACAAAGTAATTTGTACCAGAGGTTAGACCGCCTATTGCCGATTGTCCTGTTGGCACAGTGTAAGTAACCTCATTTCCGTTAGAAAAGCCATGCGCCGTTGCTGTAATTGTTTCAGTAGAATAATTTATAGGTGCTGTATTTGCGCTTGTAGTGATAGCCGCACCCATCGCGTTACCATGAACCGTACAATAATACAGCAAACCAGAAGCAGGGGCAGCGGCGTCTACTGCTATAACAACACTTGATCCTGACGCTCCTGCCGTGCCTGTTGTTGTCACTCCTGTTGTGTATGCCGTAGAGCCATTTTTAAAGGCTAGAGGGTGTCCACTATTAGAGTTGTTGCTCATATCAAAAGTATACGTTACGCCTCTCACAAGCGATAAAACAGGAGCTACAGCGCCATTAAAAGCATATTTATTCTGACCGCCTACGTTAACAACTGTCACTGCAAAGGTTTGCGTACCAATAACCGTATTATCTGCGGCAAAAGTTGCTTTGCGTTGTGCGTAGGAAGCGTAGCCATTTGCTATTGACCAGTTTACGCCTTTATTCCAGTTCGCATCTGATGCAAACGTGCCATTGGTAACTAGCTCAGAACCAGTAGTTGTAGATAAAGGCCACTCAAATAATCTGCCATCGTCCTGATGTAATGCTATGAGGTTTTGACCAAAGTTATCTAACTGCCAAGTGCTTGCCTCTTGCGGAATACTGTCACTATTTACTGGTCTGGGGTTGCCGTAATAATCCTGACCATAATAACCAAAACCGTAACCAGTATTAACCGCTGCACTCTCTCTGCCGCCTGCTAAATCATCTGGCGTAATATCGTAAGCAATGCCTGCGCCTGTCATTACAGATAATTCATCGAAGCTACCGCCTGCAAGCCAAGCCGTGCCATTGTTATCTTGCCAAGCATGCATTCCCCGAACTGGATTTTTAGTAAAACCGTTTTTTCTAGCTTCCCAACCACCAATAGGACGCATAGAGCCATCTAGCCATCTGACTAAACTACCGTCACGCCAACGATTAGACCCTTCGTAATCTGTGCCGTTTCGGTAAAATCCTGCTGGTAAATCTAAAGGTACTAAAGGCATTATGTTGATCCGTATATTGTGCCACTATTGTTTAGTGTTCTTGATGTTCCTGATATTGCTGCACCCCCTGCGCCGCCGTTAGAGAATGTACCTGTTGTACCTCCACCGTAAGCTCCAGCCGCACCCCAACCGCCGCCGCCACCAGCCAAAAAGTTACTGGAGGAAGAACCAGCATTTCCTGCGCTACCACCGTTTGAAGCATTACTTGCGCTGCTGCCACCCGTTCCAGGCAAAATGCGCCCACCTCCACCTCCGCCATATTGCTGACTGCCGCTACCGCCACCTGCGCCACCACCGCCACCAGTGACGTTATTTGAATTACCACCATTGCCGCCAGCGGTTCCTGATGCGTTCAATGCTCCACCAACACCAGCTTGCCAATATCCCTGATTTATACGGCCCGTTCCACCGTTTCCACCACCAGCACCGCCGCCGCCGCCAGCATGGGCATCACTAGGGTTACTTTGGTCTTGGTAATAACCTCCACCACCTCCACCGCCTGCAACATAAGCACCAGAACTATTTGTAAAAGTTACACCCGAAGAAGTTACATTAATTGCAGGGCCACCAGCAGTAGCTCTAACCCCAACGTAATTACCACCCTGACCACCTTTACCAATTACCTTACCCTCATTAATAACAGTACATGGTATATCTATTGTTAATGCAGCCGTAGATGTGCTATCTGACCAAACCCACATATTTGACGGTATACGCAAAGTACCGCCTGAAGAAATAAAACTGCTAACTGTAATTTCTTGCCTTTGAGCCTGACCGTTTACAGTACCGCCAGATGTAAGAGTTGTTTCAGAGCTTTGGCCTCTATATTCAGAAAATGCGTTTGATGCATTTACGCTTTTATTAATAATACCTCTAATGTCTGCATCATTTAATGAACATAAAGCTCCACTAGAGCCACCAGCCTCAATGTGTATTTGATCAAGAGTTAATGGGCCAGAGGTAGGTAAAGCCATTAGACACTTCCGAAAGCTGTTACGTTTCCAGTAACCGTTAAATTCCCACTGGCATCAAGCTTCATTTTACTTGTTCCACCTGTTTGAAAAAATAGATTTCCACCGCTTTCAATAACTCTCCAGTTACCCAAAACAACACCGCCAGAACCATCATAAATAACAGCCTTACTAGCAACTACTGACCCTGCAGATGCACCATCTAATAAATCGAACTCTGTTGTGGTTACGCCAGTAGCATTTAAATCTTTGGCATAATTTAAATCTGCCGTTGTACCAGTAAATCCATCTAATGTATTTAATTCTGCAGGCGTTGACGTAACTGTTGTTCCGTTTATTTTTAATGCAGTTAAATCAGGTGAAACTGTTCCTGCTGTTCCGTTTACTGTATCCTGTACAGCCGTTAACGCAGTATTTATAGTCTGACCCCATGTGTCCTGACTACCACCGATAGTTGGGAGTGTTAAATTTAAAGCCATATTAATCTCCTATTTATGCAAACATATCATGTTAGGCCGCATCCGTCCATATTTCAGATGGTATATTAATCTCAGTATAAGTTTCAGATGGTACATTAATTTCTGTGTAATTTTTAGGCGGCACGTTTATTTCTTCAAATTTAAATCTAACTTTCCCAACATCTACCGCACCACTGATAACGTTTTCACAAACAAATATATGGCTTATGCTTGTGATTGCAGTGCCAACGTCAACATTTCCAGTAATAACATCGTTACCAACAATCTGATTATCTTGCGTAAGTGTTGGGCTACCGACAGTCGGGTTTTGCGTACTAACAGCATTGCCTGCAAAGTTATAAGTAATTGTAGTCGTAGCGTTGGCTATAGAAACCGCACCAGCATTTACGTTTGTGCCGACTAACTGATAATCGTGGGCAAACTGAGCCGTACCTATGTCAACCGCGCCAGTGTTTATATCGGCAGGCTGAAAGTTTATGCCATAAAGTAGAACGGCAGGGGGTATAGATACTGC